AAAACACGATGGCGAGCAAAAACATCTCACACTACGATTCCATCATTGACGAGAACGACCGAGCAATCACGGTCGGCATCAAAGACGACAGGGACAGCGTGAATGGTCAAACATGGGCAAGTCGCCACACGCTCATCAATAAGTTCAACACACGGATTCCATTTGCTGAACAATATACAGCGACCGATGGACTCGGAGATACGAGAACGCTGTTCAAAGCCCCTCAATACGATGGAACGACTGAACTGCGGTATGTGGACACCTATCTCCAAGAGCCCACGCTCACGACCAATGGGAAGGGTGAATATCACCTCGTCATGCGTTTCACCATGACGGGTCAAGACGAAGGGCGCGTTGGTGCGACCTTCCGCGACCAAGACCTCGCGATTGAATCGGCTGTGCATCCTCTCCAATGGGCTGGAACTCCGCTGACGGGTTCGGGCAACACGCTTTACACAGGAGGCTACGCTTCGGTGTCGGGAAGCATGGATTGGACAGGGCGATACGGTGGAGGAAGGAATCCGATTTACACCAACAGCACCACGAACACCCACACCCACTTGATGCACATTTGGTTTCCATCATACGAGTTTGATGACGATGTGAGTGCTGACGACCGTGTGATTCGCTCAATCAATCTCCGATGGCTGTCAGTCCCATCCTTGCGATACGATGCAACGCTGGGCTTCCAGCCCGTTGGTTCTGCCCAAACGATTGCTGGACAGGAAGACTTCCCTCACCTATACCCTCAAATCCGCTATCAACGGTTTTGGGGCTACGATGCTTCGGAGATTGACTTGACATGGAAGACCAACGAGATGTCGTGGTATCGCACTCCGCACTACGCTTCCTCGTTGTATCTGCCGAATCTCGGCGGGGCAGGTATGAGTCCAGCGGGTGATATTGGGACAGTCGGCATGGGCTTGCAGGGCTTCCCGAATGGTGAATAATCACCAAAACCATTGAGATTTAGCAAAGCATTGATATAGGGGATGCCTTTCATCTCGTATCATGCAATCCGCACAAACCCAAGCCCGACCCGTCAAGTTTGTCCACGATGACCACTTGAAGACCGAAGAAGACCTGCCTTACCTTGACGGCTCATGTGCCGTTGTGGTTCACCAGCGAAACGAGCCTTCGTTCTTCGTGAACGCTGGCGACAAAATTGACCTTGACAACGACTTCACCGAAGTCGGAACTTTCGCCATCGGCACATACGGAGAAGGCGATGCAATCTCCGCCATGCCTGTGTTCAGCCATGTCTTCTTCCGCACCAACCACATTGAGTCCGATTGGACACAGGCTGACTCCATGAGCGACATCTCATGCGAAGGCCACACCGAAGTCTTCGTGCAGATGCTCAACGCTTCTTCCAACGCTCGCTCAACCTCCGTTGGCGATGTGTATGAAGTCGTGTGGACAGGCTACGAAGGCGAAACCGTCAGCGACTTTTACATCGTGGATGGCTGTGGCTGGAAAACCGTCAGCGGTGCTGGCGACCACATTTGGTGAGTCCTCAATTGGACAGCCCAGCGGCGACTCGTAGTGTAGCAAGTGGGTCGGGTGCTTGTCGCCCGACTGACAGGCTCATCTCCGTTCCGTTGGTGTCCATTGTCCACTTGACATCAAAGACCCTGTGGCGACCCGACAGGCCAGCATCACGGGATGCGAACTCCATCACATCACCAACCGAGATGTCCAGCCTTTCGGGGATTCCCTCAACGACCCAGCGAGCAAGCGACGCGCCCTGCGAAGCCAGCATGGTTTCACCGACCAATATGGCTTGATGCTCGTCTGCGATGAAATCCTCACGAACCACACGCTCAACGGGCTTGGTTGGGTATCGTGCCGAGCCGATTGCTGGAACGGACACGGAGATGCCCTTGCTGTCGTTCTTGACCTTGACCACATTGAAGCGGTGGGTATCACCCTCTTCACGCTGAATCATCGTTGGATAGAAGTCCTGTGGGACAGCGGTGCGTGGAATCCTTCCAGCGACCAGCGGGACAACCGTTGCATCATCCACCTCACGCAGTCGTTCCATGACGAGATACCCGTGAGAATCGGCCTTCAACACGACCAAGTTCGGTGTTGAATTGATGATGGACAGGATGGACTGAATCGCGTTCAATCGCGTCTTCCCCACGAAGTCCATGTCGGCTGGAAGAATCACAAACGACTCGTTGAGGATGCGACCGATTGGCGGTGTGTATGCCGAATTGCTGATGATGTCTTTGATGACGGTTGCCGAGTCCGACTCATAATACCCAACAGGAGAGTCCAACACTTCCCGTGAGAGATAGCCGAGCGAATCCAAAGCGATGAGTTCCAAACTCGTATTGGACTCAATAACCTCCGAAACGAATCCTGTGAACACCAGCGGTGGATTTGCCCAATGTCGTGGCGAAGCATACACTTGGACAACATCACCTTCTCGGATTGTCCCCGACCTTCGCCCTGCTGTGTTGTTGATGTCAATGTTCATTCGTGCTGGGGCGTTCATGGATTGGGTGAACGACACGGACTTCACGCCCTGCAAGTTCGTCATGCCGTTGATGACGACCACAGGGGCGCGTGGAGTCGCTTCATCCCTCGCCAGCCGACCATACAGGTTGCGATTCATGACCCTCCGAGAGCGAGCGAAGAATACCTTGTGAGCCCATCCGTTGCGAAGACCCGTGAGGCTCATTCGCTTTGGTCGGTTTGTCCATTGAAGCCCTTCGGGATTCCAGCCTCCATCGGAGAAGCCAAGACGACCGAGATTGAATGTTGGCTGGGGCAGAATGGAAGTCGGGTACGCGCCCTCCGTTGCACCTGTGGTCATGGCGAATCCACCACGACCTCCACCTCCACGCCTGTTCACGATGTCGTATTTGTCGGGGAAGCCCGATTCGGACAGGTAGTGATACCCGAAGCCCAGCGTTTCTGCCGACAGGTCGCCATGCAAGTGTGGGTCAAACGGTCGTGGTGTGGTCAAAGAAGTGTAGCAAGCGGTGGATAGGCGGTCAAGTTCCCAACCATCGTCAAGGTCGGTCGGGTGCGGGATGAAATCAATGCCCCAATCGGTCGGATAATGCGATGGCCGTTCCATGACTTCCTTCTCGTAGTGGAACGCATCCAGCGTTGGTGCTGGCTCGTTGCGTATGGCTTCGTGAGTGTTCTCCAGCCATGTCTTTGACACCCACCGAGCGATTGCCGTTCTCGGTCGTCTTGGGTCGCTTCCAAGCCGTTCAATCTCATCCAGCAGGGGTTGGGAAGGGTTGATGACGATTTGAGCGTCAGCAGGGGCTCTCACAAGCCTGTGGAAGCGTTCCGTTTGGCTGTCCATACCCAACCCACTACGCATTCGGTTTAATTGGCTGACGAATGATGGGGACTGTTGAGATTCCGAGCAGGGCATTGACTTGATATTGCGAGCATTGACTTGAGATTCCGACATCGTATCAATGAACGAAGTGTTTTTATTCCAATCATTTGTGTGCCTTCGGCACACAACCCCAAAGAATCAAACGAACAGGGGTGCTGAAAGACATACACTTTGGTCAATATGTGTGTGTTCTAAGGAAGGTGCAATTCCAATCATTTAGGACATTGATGAAGCAAAGCATTGATAAGGTAGTGTGTGCTGGGCAGGGCATGACCAGCCAACACGGTGAGAAGTCGTATCACACGACTACGACCAAAACCCCGAAGGGTGATGTGTCGTATGGTCGCATCAAGTTCGCTGACTGCGTTCACCACTACACCCTCAAAGACCAATACCACACTTTTGTCGTTGAAATCTATGACCTCAAGGGCAACCTCATCACGATAGGCGATGAAATGGACATCATGCCCAAAGAACGCCACCAGCACCGACCAACACGAAGCCATGCAATCATGATGGCGAAGTCAATGGTGGAATATCACCTCAATGACGATTATCCTCTTTGGACACCAAGCGGTTGGACAACCGACCCAACGGCATACGGAATTGAATGAAGGAGATGAGAACATGGGCAAGACGCACAGGTATCACGGAAGGGAAAATGGAAATGATGCGAAGTTCCACCGATGGTGGCGAAAGGTTGAGGGGCGGGTCTTCCGAAAGGACAACGACCGAATCCGAACTGCCCAACACGCATCTGCGACCGCGAACGAGGAAGGAATCCGACTCAAGAGCCGAAACCTCCGTGTGCCTCGCAGACCAAAGACTCACGGCTACGGCTTTACGCCACACCCGTTCCCCCTTGACCAATACGCAGATGGCTGTTTGATAACGGTGGGCGAACCTCGCTGACACATGGCGGTCGTGCAAATCAACATTCCGAGCAAGGCGACCTTGCCGAATGAGTGGGAAAAAATCCGACCTCACTTCCCCCTGCCCTCGCCACGAAGGTATCAAGACGATGCCCTCTCGGTCGTGTGGTGGGCGTTGGACAACGATGACTTTGACAATGTGGTGATTGAAGCACCGACAGGAATCGGCAAGTCAGCGATTGCGATGACGGTGCAAGCACGATTTCAGTCAGCATATTTGCTGTCCCCATCGCTCGGACTGACCGACCAATATAAACGGGACTACGGCTCGGTTCTCAAAGAGGTTCGTGGTCGTGGGAACTTTCCATGCTGGGTGCGTGAAGGCACAGCAACCAACGCGCCCTGCTATTCGGCCAAGAGCAAGCAGAAGTGCGTTCATGCGAAGGAAGCCGACCCCTGCCCGTATTATGCACAGAAGTTTGAGGCGAGGGATGCGAGGCTCACGCTGTCCAATCCATCGTATCTGTTCCGTGTGATTCAATCGCCCGATGGGACATTTGACCAGCGGGACTTCGCCATCATTGACGAGGCTCACCAATTAGAACCGTTCTTCATGGACTTGATGGAAGTCGTCATCAACCACGCTGACTTCACCAGCGTCTTCGGGGCGCGCTATCCGTTCCCCATGCACTATCACCCAGCCGATTGGAAGGATTCGGTCAGCAAACTCTTGGAGGGCGCGATGGGAACATTGGAGAAGGCTGAATCGGACAAAGACGAGAATGTGATTGATGCGATGCGAACCATCATTGACAAATGTGCGACCTTGCTGGAACTGCTGGAGAATCCAAACGATGTGGTTATTGAGTCCGATACGGACAAACGAGGCAAGCAACGGATGGTGGCGAAACCTGTCCGAGTGAACAAAATCGCGCCCGACCGATTGGAAGCAATATCGCGAAAGCGGATTCTGCTGTCAGCCACCATCTTGGACATTGACACATACCTCAAGTCGCTGGGGCTGGAGAATCACAAAACGCTGTATGTGAAAATCACGCAATCACCCTTCCCGAAGGAGAACTTCAATGTGTATGTCGCGCCCTGCGGGGAGATGTCATACAGCCGAAGGGAGAAGTCCCTGCCTCGTCAAATCAAAGCCATCTCCGCCATCATGGAACGATTCCCGAACAAGCGGGGAGTCATCCTCCCTCACACCCACGCCATTCGCAAGACCATCGTGGAGGGTCTGCAAGCGAGAGGATTGGGCGACCGCATCATCACCCACGACAGCAACGGAATCGGGCGACAACACGCCCTTGACGAGTTCTTTTCATCCAAGCGAGATGACTTGGTGCTTATCTCCACCTATGTGGGCGAGGGCTTTGACTTCAAAGGTCGGCTGGCGGAATGGCTGGTCATCTCCAAAGTCCCGTTCCCGTTCACGCCCGACCCTCAAATCGCACAGCGAATGGAACAGGATGAACACCAATGGCGAAGGGAACACGAAGGCACACCAGCGTGTCCGTATATGCCTCCGAACAAATACAGCGGGAATCTGTGTTCAAACCGCTGGGGATGCAACCAGCCGTGTCAAAATTGGTTCAACCTCCAAGTCGCCCTGCGACTGATTCAAGGGGCAGGGAGAATCAACAGAACGCCCGATGATGTCGGCCACCTGTTCATCTTGGATGGGTCGTTCCAGCGATATTTCAACACGAATGCTCACCTATTCCCTGCGTGGTTTCACAACGCCAAACAGGATGCACCGTCATGGTTGAAAAGACACTTGAAATGACATTGATACAGCGAAGCATTGATAAGGGGGTTTTGCATGGGAGGGTTGAGGCGAACCAATATGTTCCGAGCAGACGCAATCATGGAAGAGATTTTGACCTTGCAGAAGAAACTTGACACTTGCACCCGCAGTCAAGCACACTCCATCTGCAAGAAAATCACGAAACTTGAAGCCGAATACGACCGCTTGACCGCATCCCCATTTGAGATGCTGTTGAAGAAACAAAAGGAGATGAACTGAATGACCGCACCGATTTACATTGAATACGGCGACTGCGACGAGAACCTTGAGAGGTTTGACAGCATCGTGCAAGCAACCAAGCGAGCGAAGGATTTGAAGGCACAGGGACACGCCCGTGTTTGCATTTTCAACGAGAGCGATTCCCACTACACCGATTGGTGTGCAACCGTTGTCATCCGTGAGGATGGTTTGGTTGAACTCAACCACTTCAACGACATGAGCAAATCGCTCTATGAATCCGACTACGCCAACCACATGGCTAAGGCCATTGACTTTGTTATCAATCGGGGGATGAACTGAATGACGAATGAAATCCTAAGACGACAGGCAATCCGCTGGAAGAAGCAAGAGGCGAAGGGCGAGATGCCCTCCGAACTGTATGACGCACTCTCCGAAGGCACAGCCTCCGCGTACGAGAAGCGAATCGTTGTGAACCTCGCCAAAATCTCACGCATCGTGTCCGACACGGGCGCGATTCGCCCGTATTCCGAGTTCAGCAAGGATTGGAACTACGAGGGCTCGGTGTATGGACACACCGACAATTGCGAACTGTGCGGTGCATCCATCAAGGAGAACTGCAAACTCAAGAATGACGACACAGGCGACCAAATCCTCATCGGGAATGTGTGCGTGTATCGCTACATTGAGATTCGTGATTCGCTCGGTCGTGTGCTGTCGGATGAAGAAAAGAAGGAGTTCTTGAAGTCCGAGATGACCGAAGCCAAGAAGGAGTTCCTTCGGGCTGACTTCGCCACGCGATTCCCAACGGCACTTGCTGACCTTCAACGCTGGAAGCCGTTCATGACACGCAAGTGGTCGCCACACGCATCGCTATACCGCACAGTCGTCAAGAGGCTGGCTACACACGGCTATTTGGGTGCGAAGACCATGAAGGCGTGGGAAGACTTCTGCCTCAACGCTGAACAGGAGATGCAAGCATGGGAACGAAGGAACGAATTAGTCGCTCTCCAGCGACACGCTAACCTTGAGGCTGACATTGAACGCAAGAAGGCGTTCCTCGCTCAAATCAACGAGAAGCGAAACCAATTCAACCGTGAGGCTGACGAGTGGCGAGAATCCGTCAAGGACTTGGAACTCAACCGCTGGGAACGGGACATGGTGAGCCGTGTAGCAACCAAAATCAGCACATCGGGCAAGGATTCGTTGGTCGGTGGCTATCTCCGATTCACACAGGAGTGCAAGGCTCGCACCAACATCAACAGCGATGACCTGCCTCCTGTCGCAGTCAAACTCCAAGCCCGTCTTGATGACGGCTCGCTCAACGAGTGGGAACAGTCCTTCGTGGCTTCTGTGATTCCTCGCATCGCTACGGGTCGCTCGCTGTCCAGCAAGCAACAGCAGGTCGTGGACAGGCTCTTGAAGAAGGTGTGAGCATCATGGAACGAGAACCCCACTATCCCAGCCATGTCGTTGCACCAGCATTGGATGGCTCAACGGGCGCGGTCAAGGAAGTCATCCAAGTCATCCAAAACCAAACCTGTCGGAAGTGCGGTGAACAGGGTCAGCACATCGTTGCCTTCGTATTGAAGCCAATAGAGTCCTATCCCAACCATGTCATCTGTCATCAAGGCTGTTCGGCTCATTGGTCAATGCGTGAAATCGGTTTCTTGGACATCGCTGGCTCATCCGAATCGGAGTGAAAAGTGGTCAAAACCATTGATATTCTGCAAAGCATTGATATACCCCCGCTTGCTACCATTGACCATGACCCAAGCACAAAACCATGACGGACACTACCTTGACCTCATCACCCACAAGGGACTTGACCACTTCGTTTGGAAGAACAAGGAACACAAAATTGTCGCTCACGACAAGCACATCGTTGGTCATGTGTTCCAAAGCGGAACGGTCAAAATCCACGCTCGCTCTTGCCGAGCCGTCAAAATGGAACGCCGAGGAACTGCCCCTCGCTGTCAGCGTGAAGGGAATGTGGACTATGTGTTTCACGGCATGACCGTTGCCGAGATTGCACACGAACACTTCCAAGACATCATCAGCGAGAACATGACCGCAGAAGAAGCAATCGGATTCATGGACAAAGAAGCCGTGTGCAATTGTGTTCGCAAGCACTACAACATGGCTTGAGCCCACACCGACTTCATAATGGTGGGGCGACTCCCCACCAGCCATGAGTGAGAGCGAAGCACCCATTGAAGTCCGACAGTCAGCGACATCGGCACAGCGATACGAGGCGACCGTCTGTGGTCGCAACATCAACATGACCTTCCTCTCCGCTGGGAAGGGTCGCATGGACTTCACGGTGGACTTTGATGACAAACCGCTGGGCAAGTTCAACCTGTTGAGCCAGCACTCCATCAGTCGCCTGTCCAAAGCGGTGGGCATTCCCGATTCGGAGAAGGATGACTTCAAGACAGCGATGCTTCAAGTCGGTATCTGCCTTCGTGATGGGAACTTCATCCCCGCGCCCGTTGCTGACAAAATTGAACGAGAGGCGAGCGAATACGAGGGCTTGCCTTCCTCCTTCGGTGTTATTGAGTCCGATACGATGAACCTGTTCCTCCAGCAACCGAATCTGCTTGACCGAATCAACGAGATTCTCCACCAATCGCGCCCGACCCCGTTTGTCGGTGATGATGCGAACCTGCTCTTGACCTTCCTCGTTTTCATGTCGTGCAAGACGGACAACCCACTCAACCTTGAGATGATTGGTGCGTCTTCCAGCGGGAAGACATACATGACGCTCACAGCACGAAACGGGATGCCCAAGTCAATGGTCATGGTCTTGGCTGGTGCATCCAAAGAGGCACTCAAATACGACTACGATGAAGTCAGCGATGAGGGTCATTTCATCGTGAATGTTCACAACCGTTGCATCGTCATCTTGGAGAAGGATGAATCGTTCTCATTCATCAAGCGAATGAAACCGCTGATGTCGGGCGATGATGACGAACTCGTTTGGAAGACCCCAATCAAGAACGAACTGACGGGCGAGATTGAAACACGGGACTTCATCATTCGTGGTCGCCCATCGTTCATCACGCTGACCACACGCAATCCCAGCGAGGCTGAACAAATCACACGGCAATTGCTGATGACACCCGATACGACACCCGACAAAGTGGAGGCTGTGGTGTCCAATTCCCTGCTGGCGAAGGCGCGCCCCGAACTGCTTCAAATCCACCCCGACTTGAAACTGCTTCAAGCATCCATGCTCAACCTCAAGCAACACAAAGTTCGCAACATTTTCGCACCGTTGATGGCCGAGTTCTTCCCATCTCGGAACGCACAGCACCAGCGTGATATTCACAAAGTCCTGTCCATCATTGATGCGGTGGCTCTCATCCACCAGCAACAACGACCGATTCAAACCATCGGGGAAGACGAATACCTGCTGGCTTCGGTGGAAGACAATGTGATTGGGCTGTTGCTGTGCGACCTCGTTCTCCGAGCCAGCCTGTCGGGTGTTCCCGATGATTCGTGGATGGTGTTCCGCCAAATGCAAGAGATGGAAGCCAGCACACGCTCGCTGTCCGAAGACAACATTCTCCAATGGTTGCACATTCACGCCTTCTCCGTGTCCAAGAACGCCCTCCAGCAGAAGCATTTGCCCACGCTGGAGGATGCTGGCCTAATTGAAGTCAAGAGGCGTGGAGGCGGTCGTGGAGGCGGTCGCAAGACATGGGCAATCGTCAAGACGCGTACGGGCTTGATGGAAACCCACGCACTCGCACCACTCTTCGTTGAGTCTGCTCGCAGGGCGATTCCCGATTTGATGAAGGAGTTCAGCGATGTGCTGGAAACCAGCAATCCACCACAGGCTCGTATTCGCCCCAATAAGCAAGACCCGAAACTTCTCCAGCGAATCGGCTGTCCCTCCAAAGCCCAAGCACCGATTTGGTCGGGGCTGATTCTTCCTCACTATCTCACGGAGGGGCGCGAGTCCAGCATGATTTACGACATCGTTGGCGAAACCAAGTTCCGTGATGACCTCTTCAACACCCGATGTGGATGGCTCAACAAAGGACAGGATTCTGCAACCGCTGAACTCCAAAAGAAGCGTGAAGTTCGTGAGAAGGTCAAGGAGGCTGTGCGAACATTTTCGTTAGACAGCGAGGATGATGACGCTTGGGAATCGCTGGCTAATGCCCACCTCTCACACCTTGATGATGGCGACTCCTTTGATAAGGGTGGGGAATGAACGGTGATGACATGGCGAGCAATAAGACCTCCAAGACCAGCACGAAGACGAACCTCCCCCCTATCGCATCCAAGCGATTGAAGCCGTTCATTGAGCGAGGAATCGCGAACGGCATCTTCTCGGATGACTCCAGCGTGGTTGCTATGTTCAAAGCAAAAGCAACCGACCCATCGTTGAAAGAAACCCTTGATTCGCTCGGTGGCTTGAAGTCCGAGATTGGTCAAGCATTCATCACGGACATCGTTCTCACCGACCTCACCAGCATTCTCCGACAGAAGCGATACACGGCTCACATGAAAGTGTGGGACATCTCGCACAACACGGTTGGCGTTGCTTCGGGCAACCCACGCCAAGTCTGCAACATCTTCGGCCAAGTGGTCATGGAAGACGGTGATGAAGTCATGGACTCCGCCATGTTCTCCATGTCCCTGTGGGATGCTGACGCTTCCATCGGTGATGATGTTGAGGCTGACGGTGTGTATGTCGCTTCGGTGTCATGCAAGAACCTCAACAATTCCACCCTTGACCTGCGACCGCTGGCTGGTTTGACGGCATTCAAGCCCGAAGACTACGACCACGAATCCGCCATTGAACTGCTCAAGGACACATACGAAGTCAGCCCCATCGCTGACTTGGAAGACGACATCTCACGGGGTCGCACCGACTACCGTTTGGTTGAGGCAACCGTGTCATTCAGCGGTGTTCAAAACTCCAAGTCGGGCAACCAATTTGGGAAGATGCTCTTGAAGGATGACTCCACGATGACGCTGGAAGCGATTGAATCGGGCGAGAACCTCCTGTTGAACTGCATCTGTTCACCCGAAATCGCGACCCGCTTCGGCAAATACAGCAAAATCCTCGCTCTCATCACCACGAAGGTGCAAGGCGAGTGGGGACTGTCGGCCAACATCGCTGTCGCAATCCCTGTGATTCTCGTTGCACCACCACAGCCCGAAGTCAGTTCCAAAGACGACAAAGAGGATGATGCCTCTTCGTATTTCAAGAACGCAATCTCCCTTGACGATGACGAGGATGATGACGATGCCGAAGAAACTCCACAGGAAGCCCCTGTGAGCGAAGAAACGGCTGAACCCTCCGATGACACCTCCGATGAGGAAGAAGGCGAGGAAGACACCTCCAACGGCTCGGAATCGGCATCTGCTGACGAAGGCTGGGTTGATGGCGACTCCGAAGGCGATGACGAGTGGGGAGATTGGGAATAAGACCGACCACCCCACCATTCCAATTCCAGCCCTTTGATAAGGGTGGGACAATAGGTGATTGACATGGCGAAATCAGCAACCAAGAAGAAGGCAAACTACGCAGACCTCATCGCTTCGTGCGATACGGGTGTCAGCATGGTGAACAACCGAACCAAGCACATGAAACTGCAAGGTTTCAGCGGTGCTGGGAAGACCCACTTTTACCTCACGATGTTCACGGACATGGCGAGTGGGCTCAAGCCCGAAGAAGCCCTTCTGTGCATCATTGACTGCGACCTTGAAGGTCAAGCCGACCTCATCGCTCGCGATTCCATCGTTCCAGCGGAACTACGACCTCGCATTCTGCGAAAGGTCTGCTCTCGCCCCGATGATGTCAATGACATGGTGCTGGCGTTCCTTGACTTGATGATGCAACACAAAGAGGAACACCCCGATGGTGTTCGCATGGTCGTCTTGGAGAACGAGGGTGCATTTTACATGGGCTGTCGCAACCACTACGCTGAATCCGTTCACGGCATGACCGAGGCAGACTTGCTTCTGTCCCGTCAGCAACAGGCACTCCGAGAAGGCAAGAAGACCCTTCCGACCTTTGAAGAGGGGCAGATGCACTCATACAAAGTCATCAACAAACTGTTCTCCACACCATACGAGCGACTCAAGATGGGCGCGGAGATGTGTGGGGCTCACTTCATCGGCACGACCCTCATGAAGACACGAACCGAAGGCTTCGGAACAAACGATGCGAAGGAGATAACCGTGTCTGCTGGGCGACCCGACATGACCGACCCACTCTTTGATTGGATTCTTGAGTTCTCCAGCCAGCAACGAATCAAGGCTGGCGAACTGCAAGTGCGTCATCAAGTGATGGTCAAGAAGTCCCGTTCATGCAAGCCATTCCTGTTGGACAACCCAACGCAAGAACGATTCGCACAAGCGGTTGAAAAGTCGTCTGCTTGATAAACCAACAGCGTGGTGAGTGCAACATGAAAGCCCCGTATCTCTCGGCAACACGGCTCAAAATGGCGAAGGACTGCTCGTTCGCGTACGAGCAACACTACGACCCCAAGAGCGACACTCCGCGCACCTTGAAGAAACTCGCTAACTCACCGTCAAAAACACAGGCGGCGAGAATGGGGAATGTGGTTCACGGTGCGTTGGAGGATTGGCGTATGCCCGATGAAAACGGCAAAGTCCCAGCACCGAAGTTCGGTCGGCTGATGAAACTCTATGACGAGTGGGCATCCAAGCCACAGTTCGCATTGGAATACGAGATGTATGAAGACGGCAAGAACCTCTTGAAGCGATGGTTTGACAGGCGAGGCAAAATGCCGATTCGTGTTGTCGCCACCGAGCAACAAATGGGTCGCCACGATGCACCGTATGTCCTTGACAACGGTGTGCCGATTTTCGGTTTCATTGACCTCATCGTTGAACACAAAGACGGCACGATTGAATTGGTGGACTACAAATCCAATCGCGCCCCGAAGACGCAAGACGAGGCTGACAACGATGTGCAAGCAGGGATTTATCTGTCGTGGGCGAAGGAGAACTTCCCCGACAAACCCCTGCTGTTCTCGTTTGAGATGCTTCGGTTTGGCGTGGTTTCAACCGTGTGGACTGACAAAAAAATTGAGAACTTCAAGGGCTGGCTCAAGACCCAATTCAACATGATTGAATCGCTCACAGAAGGCATCCCATCCATCGGTGATTCGTGTCGCTGGTGTGCATACACCTCCATCTGCCCATCGGCTCAAGACTTGATTCACAAAGGTGCATTTGACTTGGTGGAACATGAGTTCGGCTCGGATGACGAAGCGTTGGATGCTCTCGCCAAAGTCAAGGCTGGGCAGGGAATCCTCAATCGCGTACGCAAGTCCATTGAAGACGACTTCAAGGGGCGACTTGACCCACTCAACATCTCCGAAACGATTCAAACGCAAGGCTGGGAAGTGTCCTTCAACCAGCGTGAGCGAACCGAGTTCATTCCATCGGAAGTGCAACGGCTCGTTCCTCCAGCGGTGTTTGGACAAATGGTGTCGCTCACCAAGACAGCGGTGGACAAAGTGTTGCCGATTCTGCCCGAAGACACGGCTCAAGCCATCAAGGATTCGGCAATCAAGAAGCCATACAACGCATTCACGGTGAAGAAGGCTGACAAGTTCAAAGAGTGAAACCTCCCTGCTTTGAGGGAGAGGGCTCATAAACCTTCATGACCAGCCTCCATCACAATGGGCGAGCCCGAAGACGAAACAAACGATGACGAACTCGTTCCTTCCAGCAAATACGGAACGAGGCGAAAGGGTCGTCTTGGTCGTCATGACGGTCGCAACATCAAGCGTCTGTGGAAGGCGATGATAAAGGCGGGTGCGACCTTCCCCGATGGAACTCCCCTGTCATCAACCGAAGTGTGTCATCTGCCGAATCAGCCGTTCTCCATGAACGCACTCACCAACCACTTGGCGAACAAACCATACCTCTTCTCCGAGCAAGGCAGGGTCAAGGTGCAAACCCTTGACGGTCGCTCATCGTATCAACAATCCACTTGGCTGGCCTATCCCGATGCCTTTGATTGATGTCAAGTTTGACAGATTTTTGGAATCTCAAACCGATTCGGATTCCCATGCTGTTGCGTATTGAGCCCGATAAGCAGGGGTGCTGAACAACAAGTTCGCTGAAACCATTGATATTCCGACACATTGATATACACCCGTGTCGTGCGAAGGGACATGACCGCCCAAAGTCTAACCACGATGCTGACACAAATGATGAACCGCGACCTCGTTGAAGGTGCAACCTTTTGGATTGACCACGACACGCTCTATGCAACGGCATTCCCACAGGGATGCTACAATCATGGAAGCGGAGATGGTCGTGGCTACGATGAAGCCAACCTCTTTGAGATTGAAGACATGGAAGCATTCACCGAATGGGCTGAAAGAACCATCGCAGTCTTGGAAGACGAAGTGTTCGCAGACACCGTTGCTCGCCAAGTGGAAGAAGTCTTCTTCCAATTCCTGTCCAACGAATCGGATGAGATGTTGGAAGACATGGAACGCAAGTTCGCTTGGGATGCAGAACACGCAATCCAGCGAGCATTCAACCGACCCCGTGTTGATGAGCGTCTTGCTTCCTTCGGTGTGAGCCGTGAGCAATACGAAGCCCAATCCCAACACGAATGGGACAACCTCTTTGACGAAACCCCTTCACCCGATTGGATGGAATCAGTCCGTTGGATGAGCCACCCCAAGTGGAACGCTGAATTGGCCTGTTGAGGACAGCCCCTTGATAACGGTGGGGGGCGAAAGCCCCCCTATGAGCGAGGAATTGACTCCGAACAGCGATGTGTCCCGAACCGTCAAAGCACAGTTTGATGCTGGACAGTTCTCCGAATTGATGACCACTTTGGTGATGGATGGAAGCACCCAATCACCTGTGCGTGTTCTGCTCACGGAGGATGGTGTCAGCGTGTGGACTCACGACAACGCCAAGACGATTCAAGCGTTGGTGTCCAATCGCGATATTGACGGCTTGACCGTTGATGAGCCATGCGTCTTGCTGGTTGAGCCCAAGTCATTCTCGGAACTGCTGTCGGCCAAGTTCGGTGGACACACGGTTCGCGTACAGACTGACGCAGGGAAGCCAATCACGATTCGCTCAAAAGACGGCTCACAGGCGGTGTATCACGCCAGCGATGAAGACGACTGCAACATTGTCCCCGACCATTGGGTTCTGCCCGTGAACGACAAAGGAGAGCGTCTATTCCCGATGTTTGACAACCAGCCAGCAACCAGCGTGGTGCAATTGACCCGAAGCGAACTGAATCGGGGCATCACCGACATGAAGGTGGCGAAAGCCCCGTATGCTGTGTTCTCGTTCAACGCCAAGAAGTCCGAATGTCAATCGGGTCATTGGGGCGCGAAGACCAATCGTTCAGCCTCTCCAATCGTGGCGACTCTCACGGGTGAACCTGTGGAAGTCTGCTTCACGAACAACCTCTCCACGATTCTGTCCGTCTTGGATGGCGACCTCATCACGATTCACAAACACAAAGACGGTGGGTTCGCTGTCTTGGAAGGTGCGACCACTACGGTCGTCAGCACCGAAGCAACGAGGGAGGCTTGACCATGCACGACCCAAACGCCAACCGATTCAATTTGAACGAAGCAGAAGAGATGCTGGGCATTGACGAGGAAACGAGAGCGCGGATTCAAACCGTCATCAGCATTGACCTCTTGCTTGCCCACGCTGGAATCACCAAAGACCAAGTGGCGAAGGCATACGCTGAACGAGTCAAGAACGATTTGAAGGACTTGGTTCAAGACCTCAACGGTGTCATCGGAGATGAGTGAGTGAGGCTGTATGCTTCCGTCAGTTCAGCAGTTTGACGAACTGTGCGAGCATCTCGGATTCGGCCATTGTCCCCGTTCCATCGGCAATCCACGACAGGAGTTCGTGCTGGCGAGCGAGAGCGTCTTCCAGCGGTTCAGCAAGTGGGATGGGCAGAAGTCGTGCTTCATCTCCACACAGGGCTACGAGAACCTGCAATACGAGGCTGGTGGAAGGCAAGTCCCCAAGTCCATCATCTATGGCTTGACCTTCTTTGACTTTGACCATGACACCAAGCCCGAAAACGCATTCGCTGATGTCCAGCGGTTGTCCGAGTTTTTGACCAGCATCAAGGTGGCTCATTGGGTGCAATATAGCGGTGCTAAGGGGTATCACCTCCACATCAAGCACATTCCAACACGATTCAAGTTTGACCACCGAGATGGGTCAAGTGAGGCTCTCCGTGAAATTGTTCACCAAGTCCAAGCCCATCTCAAGACCTCGCTGGGATTGAACACCCTTGACGCACAGACGATGGGCGACCCAAAGCGACTGTGCCGATTCCCGTTCACTCGCCATGTGAACCGATTCGGAACTGTCAGCGGTCGTTATGCGACACCTATTGAAGTCAATACGCTGGCGACAGCAGACCACAGCGAGATTGAACGCTCGTCATACCGACCGAGATTTTTCATGCCCACGATTGAGGGCGATGTGCTGACATTGAAGCAATTCATTGACCGCATTGGCGTGGAACTCCACGCGCCCGAAACGAGAATCAAACCAATGATTGACGCTGACTTCGGGTTCACCGATGCGGAGGAATCAACGGCTCGGTTCATCGCCAGCCTTGACTTCAAGTGCATGGGCGTGGTGAACGAACTCAAGCGAAGAAACCCCTCACACAAAGCGAGGGTTCACGCCTGTATGTTCGCCAAGAGCATCGGCTTGAATCAGCAGGGCTTTGAGGCGATATGGATGGAACTCGGAACGAAGGTTGGCTATGTGGATTTACACAACCACGAATACCGCGCCTTCCAAATGGCGAGCATTTTTGACAACGAGAGGATGACCACCCCAGCGAACTGCTCAACGCTCAAGCGTGATGGTTGCTGTGTCGGTGAAGTCTGCCCCAAGTTCGTGGACTCGGAGGCATTCTTTGAAGAGTTCCAAATGCCCCAAAAGCAACGCAGATGGAGGAAGAAGTGATGGCTAAAGAACGCGTACACAGGAAGAAGGATTTGCTCGCAGATGATGACGAAGTGCAACGAAGAGTCCAATCGGGCAATCGTGCCGAGAGGCTGTCGCTGATTCGGATTTGGCTGGAATCGGAGGGATTGACTCCAGCGGATATTGAACCCAATATGGAGTCCAAACCGAATATGCGGTTTGGCTTGGAATCCGTCAAGGAATTGTCGCTGGCTTTGCTGGTTGAAGACCTTGAAAAACTGAAACGGATTGACCACCGTGAACATTGGCTGATGCGTCAATACCTCGCTGAACTTGGGTTTGAAATCGTGCATCTCAACACGGGAAGCGGGGACATGGCGAGTCGCAAGGTCAGCATTGAACGCAAGGAAGACGACCTTCTTCCATCACTCTTTGACCAACGCAGACTGCGACAATTGAGTGCGATGCGTGAGGAAGCCGAACACTCGTTCCTCGTCATCACGAAGGATTGGGAAGACATCAAGGTGGAGGCTGGGAAGAAAGGCATGAGCATTCGCACCCTGCTGGGCTACATCGCCAGCCTGTGTGCTGTCGGCTATCCACCCATATTCATGCCCGACAAATACGATGCAAGCGACCTCATTGAGCGAATCGTGGACAAAATTGAGGATGACAACCACAGGCTATTCGTGGCTCGCCCCAGCAAAGCGAAGCCACAGGCGTATCGCGATGCGTTGATTGAGGGGTTGCCGAAGGTCGGGGCATCCACCCGAAGAAAATTGGTGGCGAAGTTCAAGACGCTGGCGGAATTGACACAGGCCAGCGTTGAGGATTTGATGGAAGTGGATGGTGTCGGCAAGGTGCTTGCTGAACGCATACACTCGGTTTTTCATGCAAAATGAACAAAGCATTGATATAGGGAAGCCGACCGTCTTGACACCATGAGCCAATACATCGGAACACTCCCTGTCCCAACCGCAGATACCCGCCTTGTCATCAAGAAGGGCGTGGATTCCTCTCGCCAGCCAACATACGAACTCCGTCTTGGTGGCGAATGGGATTGGAACTCCTATGTCATCGGAGTCATCGGCAAAGGTGTTCGTGGAAAATCCGCAGTCAGCGGAATCGCCACCTCTCGCATTGACCTGTGGCGAACTCCTTCCGATGTCAAGAAGGGCATCAAGACCCTCGCAGACTTCTCGGCTCTCACCGAAACCCACTTTTATGTTGATGAGAACGACACCGTGTTCATCGGCTCGGAGTTTTGGGCAAAGCCGATTGACCGAGCAACCGACACATACACCAACGCCACACGCGCAGAAGACCTCACCCTCATCTGCTGAACTGTTCATAAAGGTGGGACACGACCCACCGAGCATGGCGAGAATCCTTTGGGGCTCGGAACAACCCACACGACCGACAGGCTACGGTGTTGTCAGCCGTGAAATCATCAGCAGACTCATCAAGACACACGGGCATGAAGTGTTCGTGATGGGCTGGGACTACAACGGAGAACCATTCCCCCACCCCGATGGCTGGACACTCGTTCACGCTGGGCTCAACCGATTCGGTGGCGACCCGCTGAATCCCGCTGACCCGAACTCCCCAACGGTCTTGGATATGCACTTGGCCGAACTCAAGCCCGACCTGTATCTGTCTTTGATTGATTGCTGGTTCATCGGTCATGCTGTCCTTTCAACGAACAGGGCGCGCATTCCATACATCGCCTATACCCCGATTGACGGCTTCCCAATCGCGTACGCTTGGGCGAAAATCTTGGGGAATGTCCACACTCCACTCTTCATGGCTGACTACGGCAAGCAGGTCTTCCAAGACTTCGTGGCCGAATACAACAGCGAGAACGGCACAGCACCGAAGGAGATGCTCTTAGACGACCTTGACCGCTACAACAACGCAGAACTGCCGAGAATCCATCATGGCGTGGATGAGAAGGTCTTCCGACCACGAAGCCTTGCCGAGAAGGAATCAGCACGACAGGCATTGGGAATCACTTGGGACACCGTGTTCCTGTCCGTTGGTCGCAACGGGAACAGGAAGCAAATCCCTCGTCTGCTGGATGCCTTCAAACTCTTCATTGAACGCAATCCCAAAGCCAACGCTGGACTCATCATCCATTGTGGCGACCCGACTGACAACATGAGTCTTGGTGGCTGGAACTTGCCCGAATTGGTCAAGCAGAAGGGCTTGGAGAGCCATGTTCGCTTCTCCGACATGAGTGCTAATCCGCTTCATGGATTGAGCCGTGAAGACCTCTCCACGCTCTATGGCCTGTCCGATGTCCATGTCCTCGCAACAGGAGGCGAAGGATTCGGGATTCCATCGGTGGAAGCCATGTCCTGTGGCGTTCCAATCATCCTCCCCGATAACTCAACCGCGCCCGAACTGATTGGCGAGGATGACGAGAGGGGCTGGCTCGTTCCACTTGCGACCACCATCACGGGTGCGAAGTGGGGCGTGAACATGGGCTTGGTTGATGTTGAAGCACTCGCTGATGCGATTGCAGATGCTCACCATGATGTCAAAGGTCGCAAGGCCAAAGGCAAGAAGGCTCGCCAATTTATTGAGGCGAATATGACATGGGACATCATCGCCCAGCAATTCCACGACCTCATTGAAGCAACGATTGACCGACAAAAACCGCTGGGGATGGAATGATGGCCGAAGACACAGGCAAGAAGCAACGCAAGCGATTCAAACCAGCCAAGACCGAGAAGGTCAAGGCGACCCCGAAGAAGCGTGAGTTCCCGAACAAACCGAAGACCTGTCATCAAATCCACAGGGGCAAGTGCGAGATTCACGACAAGCCATGCAAAATCATCGTGGCTTATCCACGCAAGGACTCAAGGAACGCATGGCGTTCACGGCTGGAGAGGATGGGTGCTGAACGACACGGCAAGGAATCGGAACACCGATGCGTTGAGTGCGAGAACGAGCGTCAAGCCGACTCTCCGTTCAAGGAACTCCATGTGGAAGGATTGGATGCAATTCAGTCAGCCCGCTTGAAGCGAGAATCGGAAGAGTGGACAAGGCGATTTATTGAGGAAGATTCGTCTTGATATGACGAAGCATTGATAAGGGGGAACTCCTTCGTCTGTTCATGACCGCACCAGCGACCACCAACCAATACGCAGACGACACGACCGTTGTTTTCACGACCAACGCTGTTTTACCAGCCGATGTTGCAGAAGCATACATGGACTATCAAGCCCGTGTTCGTGCTGAAACCGCACCTTCGCCAACCAGCACCTTCGCCAAGACCCACGAATTGTCCTTCTCGGCAACCGTTGAGGAAGTCGCAGAAGCATACACCGCTGGCTACGAGCAAGCCCACCGAGCAATCGTGAACGGATGCAACCCACAGTCGTGGAACGCAATCGGCACTCGCTCAATCACGGGCATCCGATTCCCTTCCAAAGCCATGTGCGTCAAGGCGTTCCAAGCGGGCATCCAAGCCCGCATGAATGCTGACCAAGTGGCTTGGTTTTGAGCCTGTCTTCATAACGGTGGGGCGACCCAGCCCTGTTCATGCTGTGGGCAGAATCATACAGACCAGCCACGCTGGATGATGTGATTGGACAACCACACATCACGAAGCGACTCGCGTACATGGTGGACATTCTTCACCAGCAGGGTGGCGATGGTGGATTCCCACATCTCATGTTCATCGGCAAGGCTGGAACGGGCAAGACCTCGCTGGCGATGGCGTTGATGAAGACGATGTTCGGTGATGATTGGGATGCGAACTTCGTGGAGATGAACGCCAGCGATGAGCGAAGCATCTCGGTCGTGAGAACCAAAGTCAAGGAGTTCGCAAGGCGAGGCGTGATTGGCTCATACAAAGCACCCAACGGGGAAGTCCGAAGCATCCCGTTCAATGTCGTGTTCCTTGACGAATGCGACCAATTGACACCCGATGCACAGGGCGCGTTGAGGCGAATCATGGAACAATACGCCAAGACCACGCGATTCATCCTGTCGTGCAATTATCCGCACCGCATCATAGACCCGATTAAAGACCGCTGTGCGTTCTCCGACACCCGATTCCGACCGATACCCCCAGCGACTACAAAGGAGGCTCTCCAGCGTGTCGTGGGGCGTGAAAAACTGACCATCACCGATGAGGCTGTGGAACTGATTGCCGAGATGTGCAACGGCTCTATGAGGAAGGCTCTCAACACGCTGTTCGCAACGACCCGTGTTCCCGATGAGGCGACCGTTGATGATGTCCGAGATGTGATTGCCGAGATGAGCCCGAAGGCTCGTACGCGATTGCTGGCGACCGCTTTTCAATTGGGGCAGACCGATGATGTTGAGCAATACGCCAAACTGTGTCAGCGGATTGACAAACAGGTTGAATCGTTGGCGGAACGAGGTTTCAGCGGAACGGATATTTTGGAATCCGTGTTCAAATCCACTTCGGAAGACGAGCGAATGCCTGTGGCTGTCAAGAGGCAGATATTCGGCTCAATAGGGGATGCCCTGTATCACGCATCCATCGCTCAAGACGACATTCTTGTAGTCAAGTCATGGTTGAGGAAAATCGGTGAGGGTCATGGTGGCTAAGGACAACGACCGCATCGCTGGCGACAACGATGAAATCCTCGCCCTCATCCGTGAACGGCTGGACATCGGGCTCAAGACATACGGGCATGGAATCAATGTCCATGACGACACACGGGAATGGGGAACGAAGGAGAACTCATGGGTTGAGATGGGGCTGGAAGAGATGCTTGACCTCGCCCTGTATCTCGGTGCATCGTGCATACGCATCCGACACATTGAGGCGGAATGCGAGGCGATTCGTGAGGAACTCAAAGCCAAGCGGAAGGAACTCAACGAGCGTGAAGTCAAGGTGTCGGTCAAGGAGAAGCGTCTTGCTGATAAGGGTGGGGACAATTGGTGGAAACGATGGCGTGGAAACCGTTCTTAATTGTCGCTGTGGAATATCACGAAGACCGCGATTTGACGGTTAGGCTACGGGTGAAGTCGCTGGATGGCGACTCGTTGGTGCTGAATGTTGGAGGCTGTGTGCCTCGCTTTTGGACTGAAAAAGACCCCAGCAAACTGCGTCTGCCGAAGGGAATCAAGTTCAAGGCATCCGACTACACCTCCATTGAGGGCGCGCCCCTGTGGGAAGTGCGAGCCAAACTTCCATCGGAACTCCGTGAGATTCGTGAGGTTCTGTTCCCATCGTATTGCGCCGATGTTCCCTTCGCCAATTTGGTTCGCTGGATTTACGATTGGACTGCGGTTATTGAAGTCAATACCGATGTTCTGCACCAGCCACAGATTCGCCCGATTCACATTCGCCCCAGCGATGAAGACCCAGCGAACTTCAAACTCAATCCGCTTTATTTTGACATTGAAACCGCTGATTCGCTGGACACCGAGAACACGCCCGAACGCGTGGTGTCCATCGCCATCTATGACCAACGCACAGATACCCACGAATGTGCGACAATTCGCCATACGAGCGAGCGACAGGTCAAGCGGTTCTTATCCAGCCAAGAGGCGTTGCACAGCGTTGTTGAGCATGAGAACGACATTCCACCGCTGAACTCCGACCGCATCAAAGTCTTCAACATTGAAGGCGATGACGATGACGAGCGAGAGGCTGGATTGCTGTGGTGGTTTCATCACAGGCTTGAACACTACGACCCCGACCTCATCGCTGGGCAGAACATCATTGACTACGACATACCGTATCTCCGAAACCGTTGCCGAATCCAACGCAACAACATGGAACGGCTTCACATGGGCAGTCCACCCGTGTGGGCGACCTATCCGAAACTGTTCCGAAAGAGGCGTGGATTGATGCCTCCGTTTGACACGAAAAAGGTGTATGCCGAGCAAGTTCAAGGCTCGGCGGCGACTACGGGGCAAGCGAGTCTTGGATGGATGGGGGCGACCACGCTGGGCTACGGCAAAGTTCCACGCACCTCAATCAAGGAGATGATGGACAGCGACCCGCTGATGCTGGTCATTTACAACATTTGGGACAATGTGGTGGCTCATCGTTGCATGGACACGCTGGACTTGGTGGCGTTTTATCAAGCGAAGGTGGCGTTTCACAATTCCACGATTCACCACGCTCACAGCAACATGATGCTCATTGAGGACATGATGGGACACCTGCTCAAAGAACGCAAGGTCGTGATGCCCTCGCTGGACACCGTGAGGGCGCGATTGACGGGCGAAGGGATTGAGCAAGGTGGATTCGTGATGGAAGCACCATCGGGCATTTGGAGGAACGCTATTGAATTGGATAACTCAATGGAATACCCCAGCGTCATCATCTCATGCAACGCAGACCTGTCCACGAAGGTTCGTGAGGAAGACTATCCCGATGGCTTCCCATTCCCTGTGGCTCGCACTCCAGCGGGTCGCATTTACCGACAGGACATTGAGGGACTGATGCCCGCGTTCCTTCGCAGACTCGCCAGCGAGCGTGAGATTCTGCGAGCCAACATGAGCGAAGCCGAAGACAAAGGCGACCACGCTCTTGCTGACAAACTCAACAAAAAGCAACGGGTCATGAAGGAGAACATGAACTCTTGGTATGGTGTGCTGGGTTCGGGCAGAACCGAGAAGACAGCCCAACGACCGTTCCGCATGACCGACCCCGAAATCGGCTCGGACATCACCGAGATTGCGAGGCTACACAACGATTGGAACAAACAGATGATTGAGAAGACAACCATGTGGTTTCACGA